GTTTTAATGCTAAAATGATTACTAAATAGAACGAAAGAAAAATTATGATATTAGTTGACATGAACCAGATTTCAGTTGCATCAGTAATGATGCATCTGCATATGACAAAGCAGACCAAGCCCGATGAGGATATGGTCCGTCACATGATTCTCAATTCCCTACGCATGTATCGTACACGATTTTTTAATGAATATGGTGAGTTGGTTTTATGTTATGACTCCAAGCACTACTGGCGCAGGGACTATTATCCCGAATACAAATACAGTCGCAAGAAGAGTAGAGAAACTTCTACTAACGATTGGAATGCTATCTTTGAAGTGCTAAATGCAGTTAGGGATGAATTGAAAAAGTTCTTTCCATACAAACATTTAGAAATATATGGTGCAGAGGCTGATGATATCATCGCGGCATTGTGTGGTGAGTTGGAGTTTGACAACGGCAAGACACTGATTCTATCAGGTGACAAAGACTTCATTCAGTTGCAGAAGTTCCGTAACGTGTCACAGTACAGTCCAATTACCAAGAAATTTGTGAATGGAATTGATCCTTACATTTATCTGGATGAACATGTTCTGAAGGGTGACAGCAGTGATGGCGTACCCAACGTGCTATCCCCAGACAATACCTTTTCGGACGGCCTTCGACAGAAACCCCTAAGTAGGAAGAAAATTCAAACTATGATTGGGGGAGAGTTTCCGAATGATGAGGTTAAGCGTAATTATCAAAGGAACAAGAAACTGATTGATTTGAAGGAATCGCCACCTGAGTTGTTTTTGGAATGTATCAAAGAATATAATGAGGCCCCAGAAGGCGACCGTAGCAAACTACTAAATTATTTTACACAAAAGAGGCTACGTAGCCTCGTTGAATCTATAGGAGAATTTTAATGGCAATAGACACATATACACGAGGATTCGCAGAGATTTTGGAGAAGGTTTCCAAGATTAAATCGAAGAAGGAAAAGGTCACTTTTCTAAGGAAATATCAAACTGATGCACTTCGCATGATTTGCAAGGCATCCTTTGATCCCAAGATTATTTGGGAACTTCCAGAGGGAGATGTCCCTTATACTCAGAATGATGCACCAGAGGGAACAGAACATACTGTATTGGCGCATGAAGCAAGGAAGTTGTATCATTTCATCAAAGGGGGTAATTCTGCTATAACCCAGAACAAACGTGAGATGATGTTTGTTCAGATGCTTGAAGGTCTTCATAAGGCAGAAGCAGAGTTATTGATTGCTGCGAAGGACAAAGTTCTACACCAGAAATACAAGGGCTTGTCTGATAATGTGGTTAAAGAGGCCTTCGATTGGGATGACGATTACAAACGATTCGAAGCTGGAGGGGCGTATCCACAAGCAAAAGGTTCAGCCGCAGGGTAACTTTTTTTGAGTTTCTTTTAGAATCAATGACTTATCGGCTACGATTTTCCTTGACAAACCCTGTTCTATGGTCTATACTAAGGTATAAACTAAGGAAATGAAGGAAAAGAACATGAACACCGAAATGACCACCCTGATTGCGAACATCAAAAAGGACTATTTTGATTGGACTACAGGTTGTGCTGCGGCCCAAGGTCGGTGCATTCTCAGCGACACCAATAAGGAGATGATCGCAAGATTCAACGAGAAGATCACCTTCAAGGTGAACACCAAATACATCAAGGTATTTACCGAAGGTGGTAGCGTTTGGGGTTTCGTTGTCAACACTGACAACGATAAGAAGTTCAAAAAGGGTGACATTCTCAAGGCCGCGGGTTACAACGCTCCTGCTCGGAACGCTCCCCGTGGAAACATCATTGACGGTGGTTACACCATTCGGTGGACCGGCCCCCTTTATCTTTAGGAGAATGATAATGATTAGATTTATAACTGGTTTGTTTACCGTTATTGCAGGAGTTGCTGCTGTTGAAGGCACTGTGCCCCTTGGAATAGGTATTCTGATATCTCTTTGCGGTATCGTCCTTATTCTTTGGGGTCTTGGTGGTATGACAAAAAATGGCGATTTAAATGTTGGTTAATGTCAAAGGTTCAAATAAGGGCGTTCGCACATTGGTCGAGGTGGCCGCTGAGTGGTATGCTGAGAAACTGATGGGCAAACGTCTGACGAACGGGTTGGGTATCAATATTAAGTTAGACAGGAACCTTCTTAAAAAAGACAATATGGAAGGATCAGCCATCTACGATGATGATACTCGTCGCCCCAAAAATTTCACTATTGAGCTTGATAGCACATGTTCTATCCGTAATATTCTTATCACTCTCGCTCATGAGATGGTTCACGTCAAGCAGTGGGCAAAAGATGAAATGTATGAATATTATAATACACCAAAAATGGTGCGCTTCAAAGGTAAGAAGTTCAACATGGATGATGTAGACTATTGGGATTACCCTTGGGAAATTGAGGCATATGGCCGTCAGTTGGGGTTGTTCGTTCGGTTCTGTGAAGACATAGGAATTGCAGACCGTGAAGATATGAAAGAGGAATGTTAAATGAGTAAGATGAAAAATTATATGATGGACGTTGAAGATTTCTGCAACGGATATTTCTTCGATGCGCCTGTTCCGAACGACTTCAGTATTGATGAGGTAATTGAGGATGTTGGTATGTACTTTAAATCTGACGTAGCAACAAAGTATGCTCGAGAATATCTCACAACACAATTGGATGAAATATGAACGGTATTGAAACTCTACTCGCATCGGCATTACTTGCTGGTTCAATGACCGCCACATCATCCGTAGTAGATTACAAGTCTAATGAATGTCTTGCTTTGAACATGTATCATGAGGCAAGGAATCAGGGCACCGCTGGTGTGTTCGCGGTTAGTGCTGTTGTCCTTAATAGAGTCAATGACCCAAGGTTTCCTAATACCATCTGCGAGGTGATAAAGCAGGGGCCTACACGAGCATCATGGAAAGACCCCCAGATTCGGTTTCCCATTAAAAACAGATGCCAGTTCAGCTGGTATTGCGATGGTAAGAGTGATAATCCCCATAACAAAAAGGAATATCAATTATTCGTCAACTTGTCATCGGCAATTTTATCTAATCAAATTCCCTTTCTTGATATTACAGATGGGGCTACCTTCTATCACGCCGATTATGTGTCACCAGCGTGGGCAAAGACAAAAACGAAAACTATTGAAATTGAAGACCATATTTTTTATAAGTGGGAATGAAAATGACATTTGACGAATATCAAGTATTTGCACGTTCAACATCAGTTTATCCACAAAAATATAAGGTAATGTATCCTGCTCTTGGATTGTGTGGAGAGGCTGGTGAAGTTGCTGAGAAGGTGAAGAAGAGTATCAGGGATGGTAATTCTCTAGAGGGCGTTGGACTAGAATTAGGTGATGTACTTTGGTATATCTCTGCTCTTGCCGATGACCTTGGTGTAACACTAGAAGAGGTTGCACAAGCTAATGTAGATAAGTTGAATTCCAGAATGATACGCAATAAGATTGGTGGGAGTGGTGATAATAGATGAGCCACTTTAGATTTATTGAAAAAAACATTGACGTGAGTAAAATTCTGTTCGATATCAAAGATGAGGATTGGTCCGTAGCAGGAAGTCTAAAGGGTGCTGCTGGGGATACGAAACCATATGGATTTCTGCCTTTGACTATGGCAGTTGTAAAGAATGCTAATGATGATCCAAAGAAGACTGAGTTACAGCAAAACACGCCGATGTATTATCGTTATCCCGGCATTAGAAGATGGTTGAAGACTTATAAACTTCACCGACATTCACGAGCAGCATTCTTTCGATTGAGGCCAGGCGAGACATTGGGAAGACACATTGATGAGGGTGACTATTACCTAACACGGGACAGATATCATCTATCGCTACAGGGTACATATCTGTACACGGTTGAAGATGAATCTCACCAGATCGAGCCTGGCACATTTTTCTGGTTTGATAATAAACGGCCGCATATGTCATATAATAATGGTGACATTGATAGACTAACATTTGTTTGGGATGTTCCTAAGAGCAAGAAGAATCCATAATGGAAGACAACGTAATATCCCTAACTGATCTTATTGAAACTCGCTTGCGTAAGCAACAGGAGATAGAGTATTATCAAGAAACTCTAGAGCGATTACAGAAAAAGATTGGTGATTTGGGCAAGGAAGTCGATATCACTACTTTGATTATTAACATGATTGAGAACGAAAGGGTCTTGACAATTGATGAAAAAAGAGGTAAGATACTACTATTGGATGACACTAGGAAAAAAGAATGAAACATATTGAAATATCGTTAATGGATGATGGTGAACTATCTATTGATGGCCAATCAAAACCATCAGGCAATCTTGATATTCGTGAATATGAAGATGGTGAGTGGACAGGTGGTTGTTATGCTACCTACGATAATCTTATAGAGAAAGTCAAGGAGTGTTTAGAAGAATGAACGAAGAACTAAATATGTCTATTAGAAGATTTTTGAAAAAAGTAGGTATTTCATCACAAAACCAAATTGAAAATGCTTGGAAAGACAAAAAAACAGTAAAAGTAAAAATGGTTTTGACTATTGAAGAATTAGGTCTTGAGCACACCATTGAAGGTGAAATAGGTGGAGTAGATTAGCATGAACATCTTTTATCTAGACCGTGACCCAAGAATTGCTGCACAGATGATGTGTGACAAGCACGTTGTCAAGATGATATTGGAGAGCGCACAGATGCTCTCCACTGCTCACCGTGTTCTTGACGGGGATGAAATTGCAGATTCCAAGAAAATGTATAAGATGACTCACAAAAATCATCCAAGTAATATTTGGGTTAGAGCCAATTCAAAAAACTATGATTGGTTGTGGAAACACATGGATGCTCTGATGAAAGAATATACCTATCGTTATGATAAACATCATGCAACAGAACGATTGCTTCACTCACTTTGGGAACATCCTAAGAATATTACTCACGATAATTTCAGTGATCCACCTCAGTGTATGCCTAATTATTGTACGAACGATGACACAGTGTTGTCTTATCAGAATTACTACATAGTAGAGAAATCAGACTTTGCAACATGGAAACGCAGAGCAATACCGGAGTGGTTTAATGCAGAGAGAGGGTTACTGGGGTTACATGAGTAGAAGGTTGAAAGAAGAAAAAAATCATGTGCAAACCAAATGGCCGTTTGGTTTAGCTAAATCTGAGAGAGAATTATTTCTGCGAATAGCAGAGTTAGAACATAAGGTTGTCAGGCTTGGTGGCGACCCGAATCAATTGGAGTTAGATATATAATGCCTATATACACATTTATAAATGTCGAATCTGGCATGGAGTATGATGAAACCATGCCCATGTCAGAATACGATGAATACATGGAGAAAAATCCCAACATACAGCGAGTATGGCATGGCCATGCACCAGCACTGGTTGGCGATCATATGATGGGCGTTGGTCCAAAGGTAGATGGTGGATTCAATGATAACATGTCACGGATTGCAGATGCACATCCAGGCTCACCTATGGCAGACCGTTATGGTAGTAGTACAACAAAAGATACTCAAACTAGGAAAGTACTAAAAAAACATAATGCAATTTAGTATAAATAGAATTGATGCGGGCGAGATATCATACTTCAGCACCGATGCACAGCGTCGATGGAAGCTGGGAAGTCACTCCGCCCATGCGTCAGAGAGGGGAGCTGCGCAACTCTCCTCTCATCTTTTTCAGTAAGGATACGTAATGTCAAGTGTTAAGAAAAACAAAGAGATCAATCACAACAATTTAGTTGCAATCAAACCCATCACTGATAATCAGAAGGTGGTTTTCGACACATACAAGAAGGGTAAGAACCAATTTTTGTTTGGTGCTGCTGGTACAGGCAAGACGTTCTGTGCATTGTATCTTGCCTTGCAATCAGTCATGGACTTGAAAACCAAGTATGAGAAAGTTGTTCTGGTACGTTCTCTTATTCCTACACGCGAGATTGGTTTCTTGCCGGGCGATGAAGAAGATAAAGCTGCACTCTATCAGGTGGTTTATCAGAACATGGTACAGTTCATGTTTGAACAACCTAACGAGCAGTCCTTCAACAATCTGTATGACCGCCTCAAGGGGCAGGGTACACTCTATTTCCTATCAACTTCTTTTCTAAGGGGGTTGACATTTGATAACGCAATCATTATAGTAGATGAATGTCAGAATATGAACTTTCATGAGCTAGATACGATTACCACTCGTGTCGGTCAAGATTCAAAGATTATGTTCTGTGGTGACTTTGATCAGACTGATTTACAGAGAACGAATGAACGTAATGGACTACACGACTTTCTTCGTATCCTTGAAGAAATGGAAGAGTTCAACTGCACAGAGTTCACGATTGGTGATATTGTGCGATCTGGATTCGTGCGTAATTATCTAATCAATAAGATTAAGCTTGGGATAGGAATGGAATAGTGAACTCAAACGAGAAGTTTGCTGCTGAGATACCTCAAGAAAAGAGGGGTGTGATCAGCGGTAAAATGTCTTTCCCGACAATTTTTTACTGGAAAGACATCCTAGATTATGAAGAGAAAAACAAGGAATGGATCAAGCACATTCGTGATATTAAGAACACGAATGCTGAAAGTCGGAAGGGTGTTCAGAAGTCCAACGCATTCGGTTGGCAAAGTGGTAACACTT